TTAGATCCGGTTCTTTAGTGCATAGAGCATTTCGAGTGCACGGCGCGGTGTGACGTCATCCAGATCCAGTTTTGCCAACTCATCCAGCACCGGATGCGGGAGGCTGGCAAACATGTCGCTCTGCTGCGGTGTCGCCGGTTTGCCCTTGGCGGCCGGTTTTGGCGCCTCATGCGGCAGCGCGGTATCTTCCAGGCGGCTCAAGTGCTCACGAGCACGCACGATCACTTCGCTCGGCACACCGGCCAATTGTGCAACCGCGAGGCCATAACTCTGGCTCGCCGGCCCCGGCAACACATGGTGCAGGAACACGATGCGTTCGTTGTGCTCGGTAGCGTTGAGGTGAACGTTGGCCACCAGCGGTTCGGCTTCCGGCAACACTGTCAGTTCGAAATAGTGCGTCGCAAAGAGAGTATAGGCACGCAGGTGCGCCAGGCGCTCGGCCGCCGCCCACGCCAGGGACAGACCGTCAAAGGTGCTGGTGCCGCGACCGACTTCGTCCATCAGCACCAGGCTGCGCTCGGTGGCGTTGTGCAGAATGTTCGCGGTCTCGCTCATTTCCACCATGAAGGTCGAGCGCCCGCCGGCGAGGTCGTCGCTGGAACCGATCCGGGTGAAGATCCGGTCTACCAGCGACAGTTCGCAACTGGCCGCCGGCACGAAGCTGCCGATATGCGCGAGCAGCACGATCAGTGCAGTCTGGCGCATATAGGTGGATTTACCGCCCATGTTCGGGCCGGTGATCACCAGCATGCGGGTGTTGTCATCCAGGCTCAGGTCGTTGGCCACGAACGGCGTGGTCAGCACTTGCTCGACCACCGGGTGACGGCCCTGGGAGATGCGCATGCACGGTTCGCTGACGAAGGTCGGGCAATTCAGGTCGAGATTGAGCGCACGTTCGGCGAGGTTGCTCAGTACGTCCAGTTCGGCCAGCGCGCCAGCGGTGTCCTGCAGCGGCGGCAACTGGCTGATCAGATCCTCCAGCAACGCCTCGTAGAGCATCTTCTCGCGAGCGAGGGCGCGGCTCTTGGCCGACAGCGCCTTGTCTTCGAACTCTTTCAGTTCTGGCGTGATGAAACGCTCGGCACCTTTGAGGGTCTGGCGGCGGATGTAGTCCGCCGGTGCCGATTCAGCCTGCTTGCTCGGCAATTCGATGAAGTAGCCGTGAATGCGGTTGTAGCCGACTTTCAGGTTGGCGAGGCCGGTGCGGGCCTTTTCCCGGGCTTCCAGGTCAATCAGGAACTGGCCGGCGTTCTCGCTCAGCGATTGCAGCTCGTCGAGTTCACTGTCGTAACCGGTTTTCAGCACGCCGCCGTCGCGGATCACCGCCGGCGGATTGTCGATGATGGCTTTTTCCAGCAGCGCCGCCAGTTCCGGGTAAGTGCTGGTGGTGGTCGCCAGACGTTGCAGATGCGGTGCTTCCAGATCGGTCATCGCCACTTGCAGTTCAGGTAGCGCACCGAGCGCATCGCGCAGGCGGGCAAGGTCGCGAGGGCGGGCATTGCGCAGGCCGATCCGCGCCAGGATCCGCTCGATGTCGCCGATTTCCTTGAGCTGCGGTTGCAGGTTTTCAAAGCGATAGCGGTCGAGCAGGCAGGTAATCGAGGTCTGGCGAGCCAGCAGCACGGTCAGATCGCGCAGCGGGCGGTTGAGCCAGCGGGTCAGCAAACGGCTGCCCATGGCGGTCTGGCAACGGTCGACCACCGATTGCAAAGTGTTGTCGCGGCCGCCGGCCAGGTTGGTGTCGAGCTCCAGATTGCGACGGCTCGCGCCGTCCAGCACCACGGTGTCGTCCAGGCGTTCATGGCGCAGGCTGCGCAGATGGGGCAGGGCGGTGCGCTGGGTTTCCTTGGCATACGCCAGCAGGCAACCGGCGGCGCCGATCGCCAGGGTCAGTGTTTCGCAACCAAAGCCTTTCAGGTCCTGGGTGGAGAATTGCTGACAGAGACTTTTCAGCGCCGAGTCGCGCTCGAAATCCCACGGTGCACGACGACGTACCCCGCGGCGTTTTTCCGCCGGCAGATCCTTCGGCCAGTCATCCGGGATCAGCAGCTCGACCGGGTTGACCCGCTCAAGCTCCGCCAGCAGATTTTCCCAGCCCTTGATCTCCAGCACGGTGAAGTTGCCGCTGGTGATGTCCAGTACGGCCAGACCGAACAGACGCTCGTCGCCCAGTACCGCCGCGATCAGGTTGTCGCGACGCTCATCCAGCAACGCCTCGTCGCTGACCGTACCGGGGGTGATGATCCGCACCACCTGGCGTTCCACCGGGCCTTTGCTCGTGGCTGGATCACCGACCTGTTCGCAGATCACGACTGACTCGCCTAGCTTGACCAGCTTCGCCAGATAACCTTCCGCCGCGTGATACGGAATCCCGCACATCGGAATCGCCTGACCCGCCGACTGCCCGCGCGCGGTCAGGGTGATGTCCAGCAACTTGGCTGCCTTCTTCGCGTCTTCGTAGAAGATCTCGTAGAAGTCGCCCATGCGGTAGAACATCAGCTGGTCCGGGTGCTGATTTTTCAGGCGCCAGTACTGCTGCATCATCGGAGTGTGGGAGGACAGGTCGGAGACGGCTTTATTCATCGGATTGTCAGGCAACTCGTTCAAAGGTGTGGGGCAAAAGCGTGGCAGTGGCCGGGCTTTTCCGCGATGGGCGCAAGGTTACCATGGGCGGTCTGTCGGACGCAGGCATCGCGGCCGGGTGACATGCATCGCGTGTAAAAAGCTCGACTATGCACGATTTATGCGAATCAGCATTTGTCTTCGTGAAAAACTTCAAGCACTATGCGCGTTATGCAAAAACGCAACGTATCCTCCGTCTTAAGAGCACTGCTCGATCAGCACGGGATCTCCCCAACGGAGCTCCACCGTCGCACCGGCGTGCCTCAATCCACTCTCTCGCGGATTCTCAGCGGGAAGATCGTCGATCCTTCGGATAAACACATCTCGAAAATTGCCGAGTACTTCGCCGTGAGCACCGATCAGTTGCGCGGGCGCGCGGATGTTGCGCCGGTCGCCGGCGGCGGGCGCGAGGAGTTGCATTCCGAACTCAAGGACATAAGCCTGTGGGACGACGACACCCCCGTCGATGACGACGAGGTGTCGGTGCCCTTTCTTCGCGAGGTTGAATTGGCTGCTGGATCAGGAAGATTCGTCATCGAAGAGAGCGAACGCTCCAGCCTGCGCTTCGGCAAGCGCAGCCTGCGCCATAACGGTGTGCAGTTCGATCAGGCCAAATGCGTGACGGTGCGGGGCAACAGTATGTTGCCGGTGCTGCGCGACGGCGCCACGGTCGGCGTTAACGCGGGCAAGTGCGGGATCGGCGACATCATCGATGGCGATCTCTACGCGATCAACCACAACGGCCAGTTGCGGGTGAAGCAGCTTTATCGCCTGCCTACCGGCATCCGTCTGCGCAGCTTCAACCGCGATGAGCACCCGGACGAGGACTACAGCTTCCAGGATATGCAGGAAGAGCAGATCGTTATCCTCGGTCACGTCTTCTGGTGGGGCATGTACGCTCGATAACCTGATCCCCTTCAGACAAAACCCGCCTCGGCGGGTTTTTTTTCGCCTGCGCAAAACCCTCTGACCCTTGAACGGCGGGGCTTTCATGCATTCGCGCATTTCTTGCGCATAAATAAATGCATTTATGCATTGACTGTATATGCATCCATGCATATTCTTGCCACCAAGCCGCTCGACAAAGCGGCTGGCAACAACAGCTCTTTAGTTCCACAAGAACAGGCAGCGATGAACCGGCCTCAACGGTTCAGAGGGTTGGCAACTGACCCGGGTGTGCAGCGTAAAGCACCAGAAGCAGTTATCCGGCGGGCAGGGACCGCGGTCGGAAAAACAATTTGAATCGACTCGTACCGCGCCAGTCGCGCCGAAAAGTCAGCTTCCTTCACGAACACAGGATTGAAGGAAGGCAAAGGAGTGCATTACTGAAAAGCCCGGCGAGTTGCCGGGCTTTTTGGAATGCCTTCTGGGCAGAAACAGAAATGCCGGGAGGCCGGCAATCAAAAAGGATGATGACCATGAAGAAGTACGTGCGTGTTGTGGATGGCAAGGTCGACAACATCTTCGAAACCAACAACCCGATCACCGACGATTTTCCGGCGAGTCAAGTCTGGGTGGATGTCACCGCATTGCCAAAGATCGACTACTCCTGGAATGCGGTGAATACCGATGGCGTCTGGACCTTTACCGACAGCGATATGTGGGGCCAGCCATCGCAGTTGTCCATGCAGCTGCGCGCCGAACGCTCCCGCCGGTTTGATCGAGTCAACGCCACTCTGCTGGCTACCGCGCTGGAGCAGAAGGTTGAGCTGGGTCTGGCGACGCCTGCCGATATCGCGGGGTTGCAGGCCTACAAGCAGTTTTTCGTTGATATGAGCAACGTCAACAAACAGCCAGGTTACCCGCTGGCTATCACTTGGCCTGAAGTTCCCTAAACACCGCTTGATCGTTCGCACGTGACCGCATTGCATGACTGAATAGCCCGGCGCACTGCCGGGCTTTCTGAATTGCCTGTCTGGCAGGAATGGAAATGCCGGGATCCCGGCAATCAAAAAGGATGATAAGCATGAATCGATACGTCTTTATCTCGATGGCCAGCTTCAAGGTTTATCGGGTGCTCGATACAGAGGAAGGGAAGCCGGTCAGTCCTCCTGACGGATTGTGGGGCGAATGGGTGGATGCCACGGGAAACACGGAAGTTGTGGTCGGATGGAATGCCAGACTGGTCAATAACCAGTGGGAGTTGCATGCACCCACTTACGAAGAGGTGGCTGGCGAGGTCAAGTTCATCGCGATTCAGAGGCTATCGGATGCCAAAGGTTGGCTGACGTTCAACCCGCTGGATTACAAGCAGGATCTGGGCATCGCAACGCCAGAGGAAGAAGCGGCATTGCTGGCTTTCAAGCAATACGTCATCGCCGTGTGCGATTACAAGAATCAACCGGGTTACCCGTACTCCATGATTTGGCCGACACAGCCTTTTTCGCTGGGTTGATTCGACGACCCGATTGTTCTGGTCTGTATGACCGAAAAGCCCGGCCTCTGCGCCGGGCTTTCTGGAATGCCTGCCTGAGGCAGGCGCTTCAACAAGGTTTCGCGGCATGAGCAAGGCCAGGCAGAGAATCAAAAGGATTTGTCGATGTTGAAAGAGTGCCGCTGCGGCCATTGCAAACGACTGCTCGCCCGGGTGGGCGAGTACACAGAACTCCAGATCAAATGTTCCCGCTGCGGAACGTTGAATCATGTGAAGGCCGCGAGCCCCGAGCGATCGCCTGTGAGCGACATGCGTGCTGCATCGTCAGCACAACCTGATCAATCTCCTCATAGGTAAAGACATGAACATTCTCAAGAAATACGTAGCTCCGTTTCTCGCTGTTGCACTACTGGGCAATGGCGGCAGCGCAATTGCCGCCAACCTCCTGGTGAACGGCAGCTTTGAACAATCGACATGCGGTGGTGGCTGCATCCTGGACACCCCGGCAAAAACCAATGCCATTACAGGCTGGACGACGTTCCTGTCCGGTGCCGAATACTTCAACATGCCCAATGCCATCGGCGGTTCGGTGGCAGCAGATGGCGTGATGATCGTCGACCTGGCCAACTACGTTTACGGCAACGGTGGCGGGATTCAGCAGAATTTCGCCACCACCCCGGGCGCCCGATACCGATTGACCTTCAGCGCGGGTAACTCGCGTTACGCCAGCCGCTCCGGCGACGGTGTCATTCAGGTGAAAGTGGCCGGGCAAACCGCCACGTTCAACACGCCGACAGCCAAAGGCGTTGCGGTCGAGTGGAGCACCGTTACTTACGAGTTCACCGCGACTACCGCGCAGACGACTCTGGCGTTTTCCAACGAGCAGAACCCATACGCCAACTACGCCTTCATCGACAACGTCATTGTCGAGCGCCTGTAACTGTTGAATGCGCGGAATCTGTCGCTGTTCTTCCCCGCGTCAGAGGCGACACCCGTCCGGTGTCGCCTCTTCACTTTCTCTTCATTCATCAACGCTTTCAGGAGGCGTGACATGACAAACGAGCAACAAGCGTTGCTGGACATGCCAATCTGGCTGGTCATCCTCCTTGCCGTGGCGGGCGGGGTGTCCGGCGAAATGTGGCGCGCCGACAAGGAGGGCGCCCGTGGCTGGCCGCTGCTGCGGCGGCTTGCCTTGCGCTCCGGTGCCTGCATGATCTGCGGCGTGTCGGCAATCATGCTGCTGTACGCCGCCGGCATGTCGATCTGGGCCGCCGGGGCATTTGGTTGCCTCACTGCGATGGCCGGTGCCGACGTAGCCATCGGTCTTTATGAACGCTGGGCTGCCAAGCGCATCGGCGTCTGCGAAGTTCCGCCGCGCGACCCGCAATAACCCATTCACTTTCCTGTCTCGCTGCACGCCGTGTGGCGGGACTGCGCGTGGACATTCGAAAAGGAGGTCATGCATGCCTGCACTGGTCTTGCAGCCGTCGCAGCTGTTCACGGCAATGGCGACAGCTTTGCGCAATAACGCCGAACTGAATGTGCAGGTCGGCAGACACGAAGACTTCACTGCACCCGGCGACAAGGCCTGGGTGTTGATCGACATCGAACGCAATGCTCCGGGAGAGCGTGCCGCCAACGGGCGGATCGCTCATGCGCTGACGTTGTCGCTGCAGGTCATTCCAGCGGTTTCTGCTACGGCGTTTGCCGCGTGCGATCTGATTGCCGCCCTGAAGAATCTGGTCACCGACAACCGCTGGGGCTTGCCCGGCGATCAATGTGATCTGCCGATGAACATCGATGGATTGCCGTCACTGCTCATCCGCGCCGATCAACCGAACAAAGCCTGGACGCTGTCGTTCAACCAGACCCTCTACCTGGGCCCGACCCTGCTGGACGACCCGCTCGGCACACCGAAATTCGCCCGCACCTGGGAAGTCAGCGACATCGACGATCCCGACCAATACACCTCGCTGGAGGCCTGATCGATGTTCGACGCATTACTGCGAATGCACATGGGACCGATCATCGAACGCCTGGCAGAAATGGAGGCGGAGATCGAAGACCTGCACCGTCGCGCCGAGAGTTATTGCCGCATCGGCATCTGTCAGGAGGTTGATGCGGGCAGCAACACTTGCCGAGTCAGCCACGGTGGTCTGCTGACGCCGGCCATCAAGTTCTTCAACCCCAGCGCCGGTGCACAGAGCGAATCGCGGATCCCGACGGTGGGCGAGCAGTGTCTGCTGTTCAATTACGGCAGCGGCGAAAGCGGCGCGCAAAGCGTGGCGCTGTTCGGCCTGAACAGTGACCGTTTTCCGCCGACCTCCACCGTGCCGACGCTGACGCGACGGGTTCATCAGGACGGCAGTGAAAGCGGCTACGACGACGCCACGCACACCCTGCACTGGCAGAACGGGCCGGCCACCTTCAACGGTTCTCGCGAGTCGCTTGAACTGAGCATCGGGCCGGCGCGGCTGGCGATGACGTCTCAGTTGATCAACCTTCAACTGGGCGCCGTCGGCCTGACCATCGACGCCTCGGGCGTGCACTTCAGCGGCCCGTTGGTGGATCACCAGGGTCGCGTCATCAGCCCCTGAATCAAGAGCCTTCCATGATCGGAATCGATAGAGACAGCGGGGCCACGGTCGACGACTGGCTGCAGTTCGTGCAGCGCGCGACACGAGCCCTGACCACGCCGCTGGGCACCCGGCAAAAAAGGCCCCTTTATGGTTCGTTGATCCCCACGCTGTTGGGGCAAAACCTGGGCGACGACGTCCTGTTGCTCGCCCAGAGTCACGCGGCTCAGGCGTTCTACAACCCGCAAAACGGCATCAGCGATTTTCAGCCCGGCGTGATCGTCGCCACTCGACAGGGTGCCGGTCTGCTGCTGCGTTTCGCCGGCACCTGGAAAAACCGCCAACAGACTTTCGAGGTCGTGACATGAGCATGTTGATCCCTGGCCAGAACCAGTTGGCCGAACCTTTGCTGATCACCGTCGACGCTTTCGAAGACTTGCTCGCCGAGTTCAAGACGTTCGTGGTCGAGTATGTCGGAGCGCGTTCGCCGCAGAGTGCGGCCAAACTCAAGGACAGCCTGGAAAACGAAAGCGAACTGCTGACCCTGGCGCTTGAGGCTTTCTGCGTTCGCCTGCAAACCCATGAACGCAAATACAACGCCCGGATCAAGCAGATGCTGGCGTGGTGGGCCACGGGCAGCAACCTCGATGCGCGGCTGGCGGACATGGGCCTGGAGCGGCAGTTGCTCGACCCGGGCGATCCGGCGGCGTTCCCGCCGGTGCCAGCGATTTACGAGAGCGACGATGACGCCCGGCTGCGCTATTACCTGGCACCCCACGCTCCCGCGGCGGGTTCGCGGATGCAATACCGCCGCGAGGTGTTCACCTTGGGCGAACGTCCGACGGTAAAAGTCGAATCCACCGATGTCGGTGTCGTGAACGTCACTTATACCTTCGCCCGGGACGGTCTCGCCGCGCAGGTCAAGGACGGCAACGGTCGCCGCACGGCGCCTGGCGAAGTGCAAGTCACCGTGCTTGCCCGCGAGGGCGACGGTACGCCGTCCCCGACCTTGCTTGAAGGCGTGCGCCAACACTTTGCCCGGCCCGATGTCTGTCCGGAAACCGACAAGGTCACGGTCAAAGGCGCAGAGATTCAGCGCTACACAATCCGCGTCGTGGCCAAGATCAATTCCGGTCCGGATTCAGGCCTGACCAAGGTCGCCGCGCAGCAGCATTTGCAGGCTTATGCCGACAGCTGCCATCGCCTGGAAGGCCGGGTTGATCCGAGCTGGATCGACTACACGCTGCACAGCGCCGGCGCCGTGCAATTGCAGATTCTTGAACCGCTGACGCCCATCGTCTGCAGCGCATTTCAAGCACCGTACTGCACGGCGGTCGAGGTCGAGGTGCAGACGTTATGACCGATCAGATATCGCGTCCGACCTTGTTGCCAGCCAACAGCTCGGCGCTGGAGCGGGCGATCGACATTGGCTTTGGTGCATTGCTTGACCGCGTCGCACCGCCGTTTCCCGAGCTGATGAACCCGAGTTCGACACCCGTCGCGTTCCTGCCGTATCTCGCGGCGGATCGCGGCGTGGCCGAATGGAGCACCGACGCACCGGAAGCCGAGAAGCGCCTGACCGTCGAACTGGCCTGGCCCACTGCGCGCCAGGCCGGCACTCGCAAGGCGCTGGAGAACGCCGCCAAGGGTTTGCAACTCATGCCGGAAATCCGCGCCTGGTACGAACTGACCCCGCCCGGAGAACCCTACAGCTTTTCCGTGCGGGCCTTCAGCGAACAACCCTACAGCGAAGCCATCGACGCCCGTCTCGACCGACGCCTGGCCGATGCCAAGAGCGAACGGGACGTGCTGTCGGTGTCGGTCGGCCTCAGCGCCTTCGGCAATCACGTCATCGGCGCCGCGACCTTCTGCGGTGAGCTGACCACGGTGTATCCGGTGTTCCTCGAAGGGCTCGAGACATCCGGCGAGGCCTTCATGGCGGCTGCGCTGTACACCGTCGAAACATCCACTATTTATCCTCAGGGGGCCTGAATGGCTGACTATTACACCCTGCTCACCAACGCAGGGATTGCCTACGAAACCGCCTGCAAGGCAGCGGGCACGCCGATCAAGCTGACGCAGATTTCCGTCGGCGACGGCGGCGGCGCGGTCTACAACCCGGCCGCGACGGCTACAGCGCTGAAACGCGAAGTCTGGCGCGGTCCGCTCAATGCGTTGTTCCAGGACGAGAAGAACCCGAGCTGGCTGCTCGCGGAAGTGACCATTCCGCCAGACGTTGGCGGCTGGTATGTGCGTGAAGCCGGACTGTGGACCGACACCGGCATTCTCTACGCCATCGTCAAATACCCGGAGTCGTTCAAGCCGGTATTGGCCACCTCCGGCTCGGGAAAAGAGTTCTACATCCGCTCGATTTTCGAGACCAGCAATGCCTCGCTGGTGACGCTGCTGATCGATGACACGGTGGTCAAGGCCACTCGCGCCTGGGTTATGAGTTATCTCGCCGAAGAACTCGGCAAACTCGACGGCAAACAGTCGGTGCGCGTCGCCGCCACCGCCAACGTGGTATTGAACGGTGCGCAGCAGATCGATGGCGTTGCGGTGATCGCCGGCGACCGCGTGCTGCTGCTGAACCAGACTCTGGCCAAGGACAACGGCCTGTGGATCGTCGCCAACAGTGACTGGGTTCGGGCGAACGATGCCAACGTCAGCGCCAAGGTCACACCGGGCCTGACGGTGATGGTGGAGGAGGGCACGCTAAACGGCGATTCGCTGTGGCATCTGACCACCAATGCGCCGATCACCCTCGGCACCACTGCGCTGACATTCAAGATGCTGGCAGGGCGCACCGGGATTGCTGCCGGTACCTACAAAAGTCTGAGCGTCGACGAATACGGCCGTGCGACGGCCGGGTCGAATCCCGAAACGTTGTCCGGGTTTGGCATCAAGGATTCGTACACCAAGGCTGAAGTCGAGGCACTGATTGCCAAGGCCTCGGCATTGCCGGTGGGCTCGATTGTCGCGTTCCCTGTCGATACTCCACCACCGGGTTTTCTCGAGCTGGACAACAGCGTCAAGAGCAGCGCGACCTACCCGGACTTGAGCGCCTATCTGGGCGGCAAGTTCAACAAGGGGGATGAGGGTGTCGGGAATTTCCGGTTGCCTGAGGCGCGTGGGGAATTCTTGCGGGGTTGGGATCATGGGCGTGGAGTTGATACTGGACGCGGTCTTGGTACTTCGCAGGCAGATGAACTGAAAGCGCATGCTCACGCGACTGATTATGAGCTCGTCACCGATTTGTTTGCTGCCGGGTCCGTTGTACGGAATTTTCTTCAATCCTATGGCTCGACGGATGACGTGCGAACGAAATCGACCGGAGGCGTAGAAACCCGTCCCCGCAACATCGCCGTCATGTGGTGCATCAAGGCCTGGAACGCGCCGGTCAATCAGGGAAACATCGACGTAGCGGCACTGGTCAAGGAAGTTTCCCGGCTTGGATCTGCCGTTCCGGTGGGTGCCGTCATGGCGTTCCCGACGGGGATAGTGCCTCCTGGCTTTCTGGAGCTGGATGGCAGTGTGCAGAGCACTTCGACTTATCCGGATTTGGCTAATTACCTCGGCACTACTTACAGCAAAGGCAATGAGGGCACAGGCAACTTCCGGTTGCCGGAGTCGCGTGGTGAGTTCCTGCGGGGTTGGGATCATGGGCGTGGCGTCGATGCAGATCGATCGATGGGCAGTTGGCAGACGGGCACGTTGGTCAGTTATGACACTTCAGTCGGTGGTGCAGGCATTCAGGCTCCGAGAACAACTGCGGCGTCGGCGGACACTATTGCATCATTTGGTGCGGATGCTGCGGGAGCCGGGCTCTATCCAGGTGTTGCAGAGTCTGGCGTTCCTTCTACTGCGGCGCCGCTTGGCTTTGCCTCGGTCTATGGCTCTGCTCGCCCACGCAACGTCGCCGTCATGTGGTGCATCAAGGCCTGGAATGCGCCGGTCAATCAGGGAAGCATTGATGTCGCAGCGCTGGCTCCTCTGGCCCAGCAAGCGACCGAAAGCAATCAAGGCACGGCAAAAGTTGCTACTCAGGTGCAGGCTGATGCAGGCGTGGATGACTCGACTATCGTGACGCCGAAAAAACTTCGTTGGGGGTTTCAGATCCTCAAGGCCGCAAATGGCTACGTCGTTTTTCCAACATGGTTGGGTGGTTTCATCCTTCAGTGGGGCTACGCCTCGATTCCCGCTGTATCAACGGCAGTGCCTTTTACGTTGAGCTTCCCCAATGCCTGTTTGGGTGTTCAATCCACACCGTTCAACGTTTCGGGGGCGGCGGATGTCATTGAGCTTTCAGGCCTGCCTTCGAAAACCGCATTCACCGCCGTCGGCGTCAGCTCCGGTGTTTCGGGAGCACCGTTGCAAACAGCCACAAACTTCTTTTGGCTCTCGATTGGACATTAAAGGTGAATGGCATGAAGTACGTGACATTTGATGCCGCAGGCATTCTCGATTCTCGCCTGATTCGTGGCGTCAACGACATTCCCGAAGGCGCGCTCGAAATTGATGAAAGTCTGTGGATGCGAATTACCCAGGAGCTGGACGGTATCTGGAAACTCGATGATGCCGGAGTCATTTCCAAACACGCTCTGCCTGAGCGACCACTCGCGGAATACACCAGCGAGGAAGTCGAGTCTCTTCGTCTGCGCGCATACGCGGACCCCATCACAGGTTCGGATCGGTTTTTTGCCGAAGCGCAACGGATGGAAGCCATGGGTGAAACTGGCTGGGAAGCTATCCGCGCCGCTGGAGTACTCAGGTTCAATGAAATCCAGCAGGAGTTTCCATGGGTGACTTCATCCGCTCAGGTAACTGAATAGACGCCCCGTACCCCGGGGCGTTTTCTTTGACGCCCAACACATTCAACACCCGCCAAGCCCCTCCCGACGAGGGGCTTTCCCGTTTATGGAGAAACGAAAAATGGCAACCCGCCAAACTTACACCGTGCTCGTTCCATTCCCCACCGGCGGTGGGCACTGGTCGAGCGTCGGCCAGGAACTCGATCTGCTCGACGTCGAAGCCAGCGCATTGCACAGCGCCGGTCGACTGGAACTGAAAACACCTACCACCAAGGCCGTGAAGGCCGCTGCCAAGAAGGCTGACTGACTATGGCTGAGGTTCTGAACTTCGAGCACAACGGCATTACCGTCAATGCCACCGAATCCCCCGAGGCCATGGGTGGCCTGGGCGACAACGTCATCGGTCTGGTCGGCACCGCGCCGAAGGCCGATCCGCTGATTCCGCGCAACGCACCGTTTCGCATCAACAGCTTCACCACTCATGCGCTGCTCGATCCGACCGGCTCGGAAGAGGGCACCCTGTACCACGCCGTTTACCAGATCCTCAAAGTGGTGAAGGTGCCGGTGTATGTGGTGATCGTCGAAGCGGGCGCAACCCCGACCGATACCGTCAACGCAGTGATCGGCGGCGTCGAGCCAGTGACCGGTCGCAAACTCGGTCTGGCCGCACTGGGCAGCGTCCCGGAAGACCTGACCATCATCGGCGCGCCGGGCTTCACCGGCACCAAGGCGGTGGCCAGCGAGTTTGCCTCGTTCGGCAAGCGCATCAAGGCCCGTGTGGTGCTGGACGGCAAGGATGTCTCGGTCGCCGATCAGGTGCTGTACAGCCAGGAACTGGGCGGTGCGGATCTGGGTTTCGACCGTTGCCTGGTGGTGCACAACATGCCGGCCGTTTACTCGAAAGCCGCGAAGAAAAACGTCTTCCTCGCACCCTCCAGTCTGGCGATTGCCGCGCTCGCCAAGGTCAAGCAATGGGAAAGCCCGGGCAACCAGGTGACCTACGCCGAAGACGTGTCCCGCGTTGTTGAGTACAACATCCTCGACACCTCCACCGAAGGCGATCTGCTCAACCGCTACGGCGTCAGCTACTACGCCCGCACCATCCTTGGCGGCTTCTCGCTGCTGGGCAACCGCTCGATTACCGGCAAGTTCATCAGCTACGTCGGTCTGGAAGACGCCATCAGCCGCAAGCTGGTGAAGGCCGGCCAGAAAGCCATGGCGAAGAACCTGACCAAGTCGTTCATGGATCAGGAAGTCAAACGCATCAACGACTGGCTGCAAACCCTGGTCGCCGACGAAACCATTCCCGGCGGCAGCGTGTATCTGCACCCGGAACTCAACAGCGTCGAGAAGTACAAGAACGGCACCTGGTACGTGGTCATCGACTACGGCCGCTACGCGCCGAACGAACACATGGTTTATCAACTCAACGCCCGCGATGAAATCATCGAGCAGTTCCTGGAGGACGTTCTCTAATGTTTACCAACCGCGTAAGACAGGCCATCGCGGCCACCCTTCAAGGCCTGCCGTTGTCGGCGACCGTGGAAGAGTTCACCCCGCCGAAGATCGATTTCGACATGGAAAGCATGACGGGCGGGCGCTTCATCGTCGAGGAAATGGCCAAGAGCGCCAAGGCGCTGAATGCCACGCTCAAGCTGCAAGGCACCGGTGCTGAAGTGCTGCTGGCGATGGGCGTGAAACTGGGCGACGACATTCTGCTGAACGTGCGTGAAGCCGGTCAGGACCAGGACGGCAACACCTGGTTCACCTATCACACCATTGGCGGCAAGCTCAAAACCATGGGTGAAGAAGCAATCAAAATGGGTAGCAAAGCCCTGACGACGCTTGAGTTCTCCTGCCGCACCTACAACCGCCTGGAAAACGGCGTGCCGGTGATCGACATCGACGTGCGCACCCAGAAGTTCGTGCTCAACGGCGTCGACATCCTCGGCGATGCCCGTCGTGCGGTACTGATGCCGTAAGCCTCGGCCAGAAAGGCAACACCCGACTCTGTGGGAGCGAGCCTGCTCGCGATGAGGCCATCACATTCAAATTCAATGTTGACTGACCCGCCGCCATCGCCAGCAGGCTGGCTCCCACAGGTTGTACTCAAGAATCACCAAGGAATTCATACATGTCGTGGATGCCACCCAAGCATGTTCTGTTGTCGCCGATCACCGGTGACGACGGCTCGCAGATCGAATCGATCCAGCTCAAGCCGCTGTTCTACGCCGCCCAGAAAGAAGCGCTGGAACGTGCCGGCGACGACGAAGACGATCAGTTCTTCGAACTGGCGCTGCTGGCCACCGGCTTGTCGGTCAAGGAACTCGACCAGCTCAAGCGCCCGGACTACGTGACCATCGCCCAGTATGTGCATGAGATGTCGACCCGTCCGGCGTCGTACTTTCTCGACCAGGTCGAAGACGCGGAACAGTCCGACGATCCCGATCAGGTGCAACTGCTGCAACCGCTCGCCGTGACCGGCCGCACCGTGACTTCGCTGAGCCTGGAAATGCCGGCGCTGCGGGCCACCAAAGTGATGAAGAAACTGAAAACGGCCAAGGAACGCGCCGAGTTCATCACTGCCCATTGCACCGGTCTGATGATCCCCGATCTGGCCCTGTTGAGCGTGCCGGACTGGACGCAATTGCAGGTGCGCATCGACGATTTTTTAAACCAGCCGGCGGCCTTCTTTCAGAACGCGACATCGAAGTAATCCTCGATATCGTGCCGCTCATTTACCCGGTAAGTGAGGCGGAGATTCTGGAGTGGGACGCCGAAAAGGCGTTGCGCCGCTACGACATAGCGATCACTCGCCTTGGCGTTAAACAGGAGTAGAGCGGCATGGCAGAGAGCAAGATTTCGCTCATGAATGCCGGTGACAGCGCCGGCGCAGGGTTCGGCAGTATCGCTCTGAGCACTGCTGCACTCGCAGGTGCCGGGCAATTTGCTGTTGATCAGACCAGCGACCTGCGTCAGGCACTGCTGACGGCCAGCGGAAAAATCGTGCTGCTGACTTCGGCAATCGATGCATTGAGCGTGACCCTGTCCGCCTTGCGTGCGTTGCCACAGGCTGCGAGCGCCGGAGCGAAGAGTGAGTCCTCCGGCGGACAGAAAACGCCGGAAAAGTCGTCCGGAGGCGCTGACCTCCCCGAGGCGCGCAAGGCTGCGATGGCCATGGATTCGGCAGCGGCCACTCTTGCAAGCGTGGCGCAGCTTTCCCGCGATGACGGGAAAGAAATGGCCCTCACCAGCCTGAAAATGGCCAGTGCCACGCTGGTGGCTGCTGGGGGCACTACCGGGGTCGAACTGGTCAGGATTGAAACCCTGGCAGCCAAGGCGGGAATCGGTAGCGAAGCGGTAAACGCCGAGGGCAAGAAGCGCGAACTGCTCACTTTTGCCAGCGATGCTGCCATTACTGCATCGGCATTCAAGGTGACCGGGCTGGACGCCGGTGAAATGTTGAAGGTCTGGCGCACCTCGATGAAACTCTCGCGCGATCAAGCCCTTGATCTGGCGGATGCGGCCAATCATCTCGGCAAAATGCCCGGAGATGTCCAGGCCGCTGATATCGGTTCTGTTCTGCAACAGTCGGGCGAGGCGGCGGTCAGCGCAGGCTTGCAGCCTGAACAGGCAGCGGCGTTGTCGGCAGCGCTGCTGAACAGCGGCGCGAAAAAAGACGATGCCGGGAATGCTTTGAAGAACATTTCCAATGCATTGGGCAAGGGCGATCAAGCATCCATTGCCGAGAAGGGTGCATGGAAGCAATTGGGCCTGGATCCCAAGGCCGTGGCCGAAGCCATGCGGGATCCTGACAAACAGAATGCCCAAGGCGCCGTTCTATCGGTACTTGCAGCGCTGAATGCCAAACCGGCGGAGCAGCGTTCGACATTGGCCCGGACATTGTTCGCTGACAGTGGAGACGCCGCGTTGTCGCTGTCCCAGGACCTGGGCAAGGTGAACGAAGCCTTTTACCTGGTGAGCGACAAAAGCCGATACGCGACATCGAAGCTGGGTGATAAAAGCTCGGTGAAAGAGTCTGCACTGGCACTTGCCAACACTCAGCAGGGGCAGTGGAACATCAAGAATGCCCGCGAGGAGCGTTTGTCGGTCGCCAAAGGCAATGCACTGGCGCCGGATATCGAAAAACCCGGTGAGAGCCATTCGATAGACACGCTGAGCGATCTGGCCGAAACCTACCCGAAAACCACGGGTGCTGTTCTGACGGCGACGGCCTGGATCAAACCGGTGTTCGACGCCGTGACCGATGCGGTGGTCGGTGAGCTGAAAGACCGGGGAGGCAAATGGATCGTTGATAAAGCTGCCAGTTACCTTCCCGGTCGTTCAAAGCTCGGCTTGTCTGCAGCAACCTCTGCGACGGCCGTGGCTGAAACTCAGGGCCTGGCTCTGGCCAGTCGCAGTGCCAGCGCTGGCAACGGTCTGAAAATACTCGAACAGACTGCAAGGGTTGCTGCTCCGCGGCTGGAGCCTATGCTCGCATCGGTACAGCCGGCCTCGCGCTGGATGCCTTGGCAGGCGAAGGCGGCGATGGGGGCTTCGGCTGTTGCCGCAGGTATTGCCAGCGGTGACAAACAGCAGATCGCGCAAGGTCTCGGTGCCGCTGGTGGCGCCTGGGCCGGTGCGGTCGCCGGCAGCTCGATCGGCGCCTCCATAGGAAGTGTGGGGCTGGCGCCGGGCATTGCACTTGGCGGTCTGATTGGTGGACTTTTCGGGGGATGGCTGGGCGCCGAAGGAGGGGAGTTTTTAGGTGAGAAACTGATGTCCAGCGCACCGGACAAACTCGCCCCGCCGGCCGAAGTCGCCAAAGACCTGGCTGGCGCACAGACGCAAAACCAGCAGGTTTCCTTCTCTCCGACGATCCAGGTCAATTGTCCTGCCCCCGACACTGCCCAACAGATTCAGTCGATCATCGAGCAACAGATTTCCGGTCAATTCCATGGCCAATTCATGCCGCTGCTGATGGGCGCTAACCCACTCGGGACGCGTCGTGATGCCGCCCTGACTGACGGAGCCGGTACATGAAACAACAAATGGCACTGGGCAGTTTCATCTTTGGCCTGTCCCGGAATTTTGCGTACAGCACGCTGGCGCGAAAGTCCGATGGCGGCTGGACCGAGCTGCAGATCCTCAACAGCAAGCCCAAAGCCCATCAGATAGGGCAGAAGCCCGAAACCCTGACCATCGGCGGCACCTCGATGTACGCCGTGGCGATGGACCGGCTCGATGAGCTGCGGGCGCTGCAAGCGTTGAGAGCGCCGCTGCCGTTGATTGACGGCATTGGCCGCAACTGGGGTTTGTGGCGGATCACCAGCATCGACGAAAACCAGAGCGAGGTCATCGATGACGGCACCGCGATGGTGATCAAGTGGGTGATCGTATTGACGGAGTTCAACAATGCGTAAGGTACGAAGCGTGGCCGGTGATTCGGTGAATCTTCTGCTGTACCGCGAAACCGGTCGCAGCGATGACAGCGCCGAAGAAGCCCTCTGGACACTCAACCCGACCCTGGCCGAGCACGGCCCGATCCTGCCGGCAGGTGTCTGGGTGACGCTGCCGGAGCTCGACAGCAGACCGGCTGCAATCAAACCGGTTCTGGCCTGGGATTAAGGAGGCTGCATGGCACAGGGATTTACGCCGGCGATCGAAATCTACGGCGCCAACAAAGACTTGCTGAACCAGCGCCTGATCAGTTGGGAGCACATCGATGCCGCCGGCATGGAATCCGATCAACTGACGTTGGTGCTCGATCTGGAAGGCCTTGAAGGCTTGCCGACCCTGGGCGGAATCATCGGCCTTCGGGTGGGCTATCTGGAGACCGGGCTGGTCGAAAAAGGCCAGTTCAAAGTCACTCGACTGACACCGACGTTGTTCCCGCTGCGCCTGACGCTGGTCGCGACCGCGGCACCTTTCAGCGGCAAGGACGAGACCGGATTCAAGGAACGGCGTACGGCCAGTCATGGCCCTACGACACTTGGCGGGCTGTTTAGCCAACTGGTTGAGTCGCACGGTTTCTCGCCGCGGGTCGATCCCGAGCTGGCGCTGATCAGGATTGCCCATGTCGACCAGTCGAACGAAACCGACATGGGCTTCATCACACGCCTGGCGAAAAAGTACGACGCGGTGGCCAAACCGTTCAACGACCTCTACGTACTGGCGAAACCGGCGCAGCTCAAAAACCTGTCGGGTCAGGTGATACCGGACGTCAGGCTGTCGGTGACCCACAACAATCGGCCGGGCGAACACGCCTTCATCAGCGCCACGCTGGAAGAGACCGCCCGCACCCAGAATCAGGGTTGCAAGACCAGCTTTTGGGACAGTGCTCTTGGCAAGCTGCGGGAGGTGATTACCGGTTCCGAGCCCTACAAGGTCATTCGCCAGAGACTGGCCAGCGAAGAAGAAGCCAAAACCATCGGCGAAGCCGAAGTGCGCAAGATGCTGCGCGAGAAATACAAGCTGAAGGTCACCTGCCCGGGCGATCCGCTGTTGGTTGCCGAGGGCCTGCTGGTGCTCGACGACACCTGGCCGGACTTCATGCGCGGTCGCTGGTCGATCGAAAAAGTCACCGCCAGCGGCAAGCGCGAAGAAAGCTATCGCTGCCTGATCGAAGCAAACGGCCGGGATCCCGAGGCAAAAGCCAGGGACTGATCCCCCGATCTCACCGCCACACGCATCACTGTGGCCACTCACACATCCTGGAACGCTCCCCATGAAGATCTCCCCGATCCTCACGCAGCTGCGTGCGCAATGCCCAAGCCTTGCCGGCCATATCGCGACAGGTGTCGACCTGGCGCTTCTGCAAGGCGACCCGAATCTGCCGATGCCCTCGGCCCATGTTTTACCGCTGGAGGATCTAGCCAGCGCCAGCACCGCACAGAACTCCACCATCCAGCCGATCAGCGACCGCTTCGAAATCGTCCTGGTGCTTGATGCCACGGACGCTACAAAAGCGCTGGATCTGTTGCACGACCTGCGCGCCGAACTGTGGCGTGCGCTGGTGGGGTTCAAACCCGATTCCAACTACAACGCCATCGTTTATGACGGCGGCGAAACGGTCTCGATCAACAGCAGCCGCGCGTTCTACCGGCTGCGCTTTTTTGCCGAGTTCCAGCTGGGCCGCAATCTGCCAAGTCAGCCTGCGGAGAGTTGGCACGAACGCGAACTGGACGGTTTGTCGTCCTTTACCGGGGTCACCGTGCGGGTCGATGCGATCGACCCGGCCGACCCCAACCTGAAACACCCGGGCCCTGACGGGCGCGTGGAACTGACTTTCTCTGGAGACGTAACCCCATGAGCAACCGCATCACCGTATTGCCGGCCGTCGGCCGTGCCGTGCCGGACCCGGAAGCAGGCGACCTGCTGCCACTGGAAGGCCGTGAAGTGCTGGACAGCGCCTGGTGGCGCCGGCGTCTGGCCGACGGCGATATCACCCTCAAAACCGCAACAGCTAAACAAAAGGGAGCCAAATAATGGCGATCGGATTCAGCAACATCCCTGCGGACATTCGTGTACCGCTGTTCTATGCCGAAATGGACAACTCGGCCGCCAATAGCGCGACCTCGTCCATGCGTCGCCTGATCGTGGCGCAGGTCAACGACGAGATCGCTCCGGGCGAAGTCGGCAAACTGGTGCTGGTTTCCAGCGTGGCGCTGGCCAAAAGCATTGGCGGCCAGGGCTCGATGCTCGCGTCCATGTACGAAACCTTCCGCAAGGCTGACCCGATCGGCGAGATCTGGTGCCTGCCGCTGCACAACGCCACTGGCGCCATCGCCAAAGGCGTAGTGACCCTGACCGGCACCGCGACCCAGGCTGGCGTGCTCAACCTGTATGTCGGCGGCGTCCGCGTACAAGCCACCATCGCCAACGGCGCCACCGCCGCACAAGCGGCCACTTCGCTGGCGCAGAAAGTCAACGCCACCGCCGATCTGCCGGTGAGCGCGACCGTCGCCGAGGGTGTCGTAACGCTCAACGCCAAATGGACTGGCGACAGCGGTAACGACATCAGTCTGCAATTCAATCGCCTGGGCAAGAGCAACGGCGAAGAAACGCCGGCCGGCCTCGTCACCGCGATCACGCCGATGATCGGTGGTGTCGGCGTGCCGGATCAGGTGGCAGCGGTTGCTGCGCTGGGTGACGAGCCGTTCGAGTTCATCGCTCTGCCATGGTCCGACCTGGCCACCCTCAAGACCTGGCAAGCGGTGATGGATGACAGCACCGGTCGCTGGTCGTGGGCCAAGCAATTGTTCGGTCACGTGTACAGCGCCAAGCGCGGCACCGTCGGCACTCTGGTGGCAGCCGGTCAGGCGCGCAACGACCAGCACGTGACCATTCAGGCGCTGGAGCAGGGCGTTCCGCAACCGGTCTGGGTGCAAGCCGCCGCATTGACTGCGCGCACCGCCGTGTTCATCTCCGCCGACGCCAGCCGTCCGACCCAGAGCGGCAGCCTGCCGGGTGTCGATCCGGCCCCGGCCAGCGAGCGCTTCACCCTGACCGAGCGTCAGTCGCTGCTCAACTACGGCATCGCCACCGCGTACTACGAAGGCGGCTCCGTGCGCATCCAGCGCTCGATCACCACCTACCAGAAGAACGCCTACGGCCAGGCCGACAACTCGTACCTGGACAGCGAAACCATGCACCAGTCGGCGTTCATCGTGCGTCGCCTGCAAAGCGTGATCACCAGCAAATACGGTCGCCACAAACTGGCCTCGGATGGCACCCGCTTCGGCGCCGGCCAGCCGATCGTCACGCCGGCAACCATTCGCGGTGAGCTGATCGCCCAGTACGCCAAGCTCGAACTCGAAGGCCACGTGGAAAACGCCGAGCTGTTCGCCGAGCACCTGATCGTCGAGCGCGACGTGCAGGACCCGAGCCGCGTGAACGTGTTGTTCCCGCCGGATTACATCAACGGTCTGCGCGTGTTCGCATTGCTCAACCAGTTCCGTCTGCAGTACGACGACGTCGCCTGATCGGCCCGTTTGACACTGTGATTTCAGCCCACCTTGCGTGGGCTTTTTATTTGAAGGGAGTAACACCATGGGTCAACTGATTGCAGGCACCTGCTACGTCAAGGTCGACGGTGCACAACTGACTATCAACGGCGGCTGCGAAGCCCCGCTGATGGCCGTCAAACGCGAAACCGTCGTGCCGGGTTTCTACAAGGAAACCGACGTTGCGCCGTCGTTCAAGGTGACCGCGCTGCACACCGCCGACTTCCCGCTGAAGAAGCTGATCGAAGGCACCGACATCACCGTCACCTGCGAATTCAGCAACGGCAAAGTCTACGTACTGGCCGGTGCGTACCTGGTCGAAGAGCCAGTCTCCAAAGGCGATGACGCTACCATCGAACTGAAATTCGAAGGCATCAAGGGGACCTGGCAATGAGCGGCGCCGTGAAGCTTCAAGTTGCGATCGAAGCTCACGGCGAGCCCCTGACCGAACTCGTCCTGCGCCGTCCTACGGTGCAGGAAGTGCGAGCGATCAAGGCGCTGCCGTACAAGATCGACAAGAGCGAAGAGGTCAGCCTTGACATGGACGTGGCGGCCAAATACATCGCCGTGTGCGCCGGCATTCCACCGTCGTCGGTCAACCAGCTGGATCTGGCTGACCTCAACGCGCTGAGCTGGGCCGTTGCAGGTTTTTTCATGAGTGCGGCGTCGGAACCATCACCGACCTGATTTCGGTCGCCTATGACCTGGCCTGGTTCTGGAAGGTTGACCCCGAACAGATGATGGCCAGGCCACTGGATGTGCTTCGCGAATCGCTGGAGCACGCGCAACGGATCAATGCGATGCAGCAGGTGCAGTGATGGCTAAAAAAAATACGAGCCAGAGCGCGCAGAAACTTCCCGTCTCGGCTGACATGCTCGCGGTGCTCAAGGGCACCGAGAAAGTGGAGACCGGGATGAAGGGGCTGCGCGGCAAGGTCGCAGCATTCAAGAAAAGTATGGAAGACAGCGGCCTTGAGCCGCTGGATGTCGCCGGATTCATTTCCGAAGGTGGCCTGCTCAAGCCGTTTCAGGACGGCATCAAGAAGGCCATCGAAGCGCAGGATGCGCTGGCGAAAAAAGTCCGGGCGAACAAGGGACTGAAAGTGCCCAAGGTTGTCCACGGAGAAACCTCGGCCAACCTTGAGAAGTTCAACAAGGCACTGGACAAGGTTTCGCTGAAGATCGGTCAGGCGCTGTTGCCGGCAGTCAACAGTATCGTCACCGCTATCACGCCGGTGATCACCTCGATTGGCCAGTTCCTCGCGAACAATCCGTACCTCGTCGAGGGACTGGCAGCCGCGGCGGTGGCGTTCACGGTGGTGACGGTCGGTGCAATGGGCCTCGTATCGGTGCTGGGTATCCTGGCTTCACCGATCGGCATTGCTGCTGCGATCATCGCCGGGGCTGTGGCGCTGATCGTGATTGGCGCGCGTCTGATCACCAAACACTGGTCTTCGATTTCCGGGGTCTTCAACAAGGTGTGGGCTTTCACCCGTGAAGCCTTCGATAGCGGAGTCACATCCGTGACGGAGGGGCTGGCTTCGATGGGCGCCTCGATCGGCAAAACGTGGGATGAGACAGGTGAGCTGTTCTCTGCGGGCGTCGACAGCGTCACGAAGTTCTTCGACGAGACCGTGGCGAGTGCGACGGCGGGTATCGAAGCACTCAGTACGAAGTTCTCTTTCTCGCCTCGCGAGGTGATGGACAAGGCGCTGGCAACCGCCGGTACGGTCATCAGTGACTTCTTTGACAGTACGATCGCCAGTGCGAAGGCGGGTATTGAAGCACTCAGTGCGAAGTTCTCTTTCTCGCCTCGCGAGGTGATGGACAAGGCACTGGCAACCGCCAGTACGGTCGTCAGTGACTTCTGGGACAGTGCGGTCGCCAATGCAACGGCCGGCATCGAAAAACTCAAGGCCACGTTTTCGTTTTCGCCCCGTGAAGTGCTGAGCCAGGCGCTGGCCACTGCCGGTGGCGTGGTCGGTGATTTTTACAACGGCGTGGTAGCCAGTGCAGGGGCGGGTGTGGAATCACTCAAGGCGCAGTTCAGTTGGTCGCCGATCCAGACGATCAACGAAGCCTGGCGTCCGGTCACTGATGTGTTCTCGGCGCTGCGGGATGTCGTCGGGGCTTCCATGGCCTCGTTGCAGGACAGCTTGCGCCGCGTGTTCGACGTCTTGCCTGTGGAGTCCGCAACGGCGGCCTGGGGTGGCGTGACAGGCTACTTTTCCGGTTTGTGGGCATCGTTGACCACGGATGCGCAATCGGTGAAGGGCATGTTCGGTGACCTTTTCGTCCAGTCTCCGCTGGACTCGATCAAACAGAAGTGGGAGCCCGTCATTGTCTGGTTCAGTGATATGTGGACGAAGCTGCAGAGCCTCTTCGGACAGGTCAAGGAACTGCTGGGTGGTCATTTCTCCGGATTCTTCGAAACCGTAACCGGTAGCGCTGCGACACCTGCGGGCGCGTCCGGCTTGAACAGTCCGTTGCCACAGTCCTCCAGTGCCCTGATCCAGCAAAGTGCCGCCAACAGCCGCACGCAACTCGAGGGCGGCCTGACGGTGCGCTTCGAAAATGCGCCAGCCGGGCTGCGTACCGATCAACCGCAAACCAATCAGCCGGGCCTGGCGCTGTCTTCGCGCATCGGCTATCGCTCGCTGTCCATGGGAGGTTCCAATGAACTGGCGTGACCGTTTGGTGCCGGCGTCCTTTCGTGGGGTCGGTTTTTGGGTCGACCAGGCGAAAACCCCGGTCGGCCGCAACGGGCAGTTGCACGAATATCCGCAACGCGACCTGCCGTTTTTCGAGGATCTCGGCCAACAGGCCAAGACCCACGACCTGACGGCTTTCATCGTTGGCCCCGATTGTCTCGAGCAGCGCGACAAGCTGCTCAAGGCGCTGGAGCAGGGCAGCGGCGAACTGGTGCATCCATGGCTGGGACGCCTGCAGGTCAAGGTCGGTGAATGCGACATGACCCACACCCGCCAGGATGGCGGGCTGGTGACTTTCGCACTGAAGTTCTATCCCGACCGCCCCCTGCCATTTCCGACTGCCACCGTCAGCACGCAGAAGGTGCTGCTGGCCAAGGCCGACACCTTGCTGGGTTCTGCGGTGGCACGTTTCGAACAGGCCATGACCCTGATCAAGGCTGCGCGGATCGGCATCGCCAATCTGCGCAATAGCCTCACCGGGGTCTATGACGTGATCAAGGAACAGCTCAAGCCACTGATCGAGCAGTACAAAGAGATCACCGAGCTGGTCAAGGCCGTGAAGGAACTGCCCAGGGAAGTGGCGGCGGAGTTCAAGGGGCTGCTGGGCGATATCAAGGAGCTGAAGGCATTCGCGAAGGAGGGCTATCGTGGCGTGATTGCCGACGTGTCCCAACAGATCGAAGCCATCCGCGAGGCTGATGCGCCGAAACTCACCACCGGCAAGGACACCACGGCTGCGGCGCAGGCCATGGCCGACCTGGTGCAGGACACGCTGATCGTGAAAGCGGCGCAATGGGTCGCCTCGATGCCGGTGGCTTCGACACCGGTGAAACTGACGTCGACGCCCACCATTGCCCAGCAGGCGATCCAGCCGGTTACCCGCCAGGAAGTACCGGTCACCGACGATCTGCAACTGCTGCAAAAAGAGCTGGTCGAGGCGCTCCAGCTGGCGCAGAACAAGGCCGGCCCCGCGCACTATCAAGCCATCAGCGATGTGAAGGAAGCGCTGATCGCGCACCTCAAGGCTGTGGCGTCGTCCGGTGTGCGACTGGTCAGCAAAACGTTTCAGGAGAGCCTGCCGGCGCTGGTCGTGGCCTACAAGCAATTTGCCGATGCGACCCGGGTCACGGAAGTGACCCAGCGCAACGGCATCTCTCATCCGGTGTTCTCACCCAACGATGTGAAAGTCTCCAGGGAGTGAGCCATGGACGAGATGGACAACCACGTCACGCTGACGGTCGGCAACATGGAGTATGGCGGCTGGAAAAGCGTGGAAATCAGCGCTGATCTGGAGCGCCAGTTCCGTACCTTCAAACTCGATATCACCTGGCAATGGCCGGGGCAGACCGTGGATCAGCGGATCAAGGCCGGCGACCCGTGCGAGGTGCGGATCGGCAAGGATCTGGTGCTCACCGGTTATGTGTTCAAGGCCCCGATCAGCTATGACGGGCGGCAGATCAGCCTGAGTATCGAGGGCAGTTCCAAGACCCAGGATCTGGTGGATTGTGCGGCGCGAAACAACCCCGGCCAATGGCAGGATCAATCGCTGTTGAACATCGTCCAGGCCCTGGCCATGGAGTACGCGTTGATGGTGGTCAACGAAATTCCGGAGACCGCACGCCTGAGCAAACACACCATCGTTCCGGGTGAAACGGTGTTTCAGTCGATCGACCGTCTGCTCTCGCTGTACCGGGTGTTTTCCACCGATGACGCCGAGGGTCGGCTGGTGCTGGCCAGACCGGGCAGCGGCGGCCGCGCCAGCGATGCACTGGAGCTGGGCAAGAACATTCTCTCGGCCAATGCGCCGATGGATTACAGCCAGGTGTTCTCCGAATACCGGGTGATCGGCCAGCAAAAGGGCAACGACAAGAAGAGCGGTGCGGCAGTCAGCGAGGTTGAATCCAGCGCGACCGACCTGAGCTTCAAGCGTCGGCGCACCACGATCATCAACGAAGGCTCGCAACTGACGTTCGAACTGGCCCAGCAACGGGCCCAATGGGAAAGCGCCACGCGCATGGGCCGGGCGCTGACCACCACCTATCAGGTGCAGGGCTGGCGCCAGTCCAACGGCGATCTTTGGCGCCACAACACGCTGGTGAAGGTCAAGGACCCGGTGCTCGGCTTCGATGGCGACATGCTGATCTCCAAGGTCACGTACTCGCTGTCGGCGCAAGGCTCGGTGACCACCCTGCAAGTGGCGCCGCCGCATACCTTCGACGCCAACCCTTCGCCGCCGAAACAAACCTGAGCCCGACACCGCCCTCCAAGGAAACCCTATGAGCCTACTGACACGCCTGCTGGCGCGCGGCACTGTCGTGCTCGCCAGTTCGGCCTCCAAGCTGCAATCGCTGCAAATGCGCCTCACCGCTGGTGAAGTAAACGACGACATGGAGCACTTCGAACCCTACGGCTTCACCAGCCATCCGCTGGCCGGTGCCGAAGGCATCGTCACGTTTCTCGGCGGCGACCGTTCCCACGCCATCGCCCTGGTGGTCGCTGACCGTCGCTATCGCCTGCAATCGCTGGCGGCCGGCGAAGTGGCGATCTACACCGACGAAGGCGACAGGATCCACTTCAAGCGCGGGCGGATCATCGACATCGAAACCGCCACGCTCAACATCCGCGCAAGCACGGCCGTGAACTTCGACACGCCGGTGATCAACCAGACCGGCAAGATCGTGTCCACCGGCGATCAGGTGGCTGGCAGTATCAGCCAGATCAAGCACGTGCATGTCGGCGTGCAGGCCGGTAGCGGCCAGACCGGCGCGCCGGCGGGAGGCCAGTGATGTTTATCAGTCAAAACCTGCACGCCGCGCTGACTCGCGCGGTGTTGATCAGCTTATACACCTGGCGCCGCGCCGCCGACGACGACGCCCTCGACGACGAGGAACGTTACGGCTGGTGGGGCGACACTTTTCCCACCGTGGCCAATGACCGCATCGGTTCACGGCTGTGGCTGCTGCGACGTGTCAAGCTGACCCGCCAGACCCAGATGGACGCCGAGTTCTACGCCCGTGAAGCCTTGCAATGGCTGATTGATGACGGTCACTGCAGCGCCATCGACATCATCAGCGAACGCCTCGACGCCCAGCGCCTGAATCTGCGCACGGTCCTGACCCTGGCCGACGGCGAGCGCCTGGACATCAACCCTGAAAACAGTTGGCAGGTGATCTATGCCGTTTGAAACCCCTTCGCTGCCGGTGCTGATCAAACGCACCCAAAGCGACCTGGCCGGCGATTCGCTGCGCCAGTCCGATGCGCAAGTCCTGGCCCGCACCCTCGGGGGTGCGGTTTATGGACTGTATGGCTATCTCGATTGGATTGCCGAGCAGATCCTGCCCGACACGGCCGATGAGTCGACCCTGGAACGGATCGCCGCGCTGCGCCTGAACCAGCCGCGCAAATCCGCGCAGGTTGCAACCGGCAGCGTCAGCTTCAGTGCCAGCGCCGGGGCGGTGCTGGATGTCGATACCTTGCTGCAATCGAACGACGGCCGGACTTACCGGGTCACGGCCGCACGCACCACCAGCAACGGCGTCAACAGCACGACCATTGCGGCCCTGGACCCCGGTAGTCAGGGCAATGCCGACGCCGGACTGACGCTGGTGCCGGTGCAACCGATTCTGGGCATTACCGGCAACAGTTTCAGCGTTCTGGCACCCGGCCTGACGGGCGGCATCGCCCGGGAAAGTCTGGAGTCCCTGCGTTCGCGGGTGATCCGCTCCTACCGGCTCATTCCTCACGGCGGTTCCGCCCAGGACTACGAGACATGGGCGCTGGAGTGCCCCGGAATCACCCGGGCATGGTGTCGCGGCAACTTCCTCGGTCCGGGCACGGTGGGCGTATTCGTCATGCGGGACGACGATGCGCAGCCCATTCCCAATGACGAGCAGCTCGCTGAAGTACAGGCCTATATCGAACAGTTGCGGCCGGTGACGGCAGATGTGCGGGTGCTCGCCCCGGTGCAGGTGTTGGTCAACTACAAGCTGCGCATCACCCCCGATACCAGCGCAGTGCGGGCAGCGATCGAAAGTCAGCTGCGTGATTTGCACAACCGAGAAGCCGGGTTGGGGGAGACCTTGTTGCTCAGCCACATCTCCGAAGCCATCAGCAGTGCAACCGGTGAGACCGACCACTCGCTCTCCTCTCCGAAAGCCGACGTGACAGCCGCCAGCAATGAGCTGCTGACCTTTGGAGGTTGCGAATGGCTGTCCTGAGAAACGCCGAGCAATACCGCAGTCAACTGCGCAGCCTGTTGCCCAGCGGTCCGGCCTGGGAACTGGAGCGTCTGCCGGAACTGGGCCAGGTGCTCGATGGCATCGCTGCGGAGCTGGCCCGACTGGATGCGCGCGCCATCGTCCTGCTGAACGAGATGGATCCGGCTGGCGTCAGCGAGCTGGTGCCGGACTGGGAACGGGTGATGAACCTGCCGGACCCGTGTCTTGGCGCCACGCCTCTCTACGACGATCGACGCCTTGCCGTACGCCGGCGATTGCTGGCGGTGGGAGGACAGACGGCCGCGTATTTCATTCAGATCGCCCGCAGCCAGGGCTATCCGGACGCCACTGTCACCGAACTTCGGGCACCCCGCATGGGGCGCTCAAGGTTTGGCCAGGCGCATTTCGGTACCTGGAAGGCGCAGTTCATGTGGGTGCTCAACACCGGTGGACGCCTGTCGCTGGGCCGTCGTTATGGCGCCAGTTACTGGGGCGAACGTTTTGGCATGAACCCGGGCTCTGCCCTGGAGTGCCTGATTCATCGCAGCGCACCGGCTCATACGCAGGTGCAGATCAATTATGACTAAGGAATGAATAATGGATTATCCAAAGAGTGTGCCCAGCGTTGGACTGGTCAATGGCAAGTTTGTCGATGAAAACCCGGTGGCGGGAACGCCCGGTTCGCTGATTCCGGCGATCTGGGGCAACTCCGTCACCGATGAGTTGCTGGCTGTGATCAAGGGGGCCGGTGTGACCCCCGACGAAGTCGATCTGGGGCAACTGTTGCTGGCTGTGCGCAGGATCAATCAGACCGGTCTGGTCGATTACGCGATGGACACAGGCACAGCCAATGCCTATCGCGCAAACTATGCGCCGGTCGTCCTCAATGTGGTGGACGGATTGGTGCTGCGTTTCAAGGCTCTCAATGCCAACACCGGTGCCAGTACTTTCTCGGCCAACGGACTGGCGGCCAAACCGATTGTCGGGGTTGACCATAACGCGGTTCAGGAAGGGGAAATCACGGCGTCCGGCGATGTGTGGGTGCAGTGGAACAGCACCATTGCCGGTGGCGTCTGGGTGATGATCGCGAGTACCGGCATGGTCAAACAGACCGGCAGTGACATTGGCGATATCAAAACCGTAGCCACGGCGGAGCCGCCCAAGGGATGGCTCAAATGTAACGGTGACATTGTTTCCCGCACGCAATATGCGGCGCTCTTTGCGGCGATCGGCACGCGATTCGGGGCCGGTAATGGCAGCACGACTTTTGCCCTGCCGGATCTGCGCGGCGAGTTCGTGCGGGGCTGGGACGATGGTCGCAAGGTCGATAATGCTCGAGTTCTGGGCAGTGCCCAGGCCGGCCAGAACCTTTCGCATACCCACGGCGCTTCGGCGGCGGCGGCAGGGGCGCACGCCCACGGTGCTTCGGCGTCCGTTGCCGGCAATCACGCCCACTCCGGTATCACCAATGAATCCGGGGATCACCAGCACGGCATTCTGGCTTCGGGTAACAACACTTCCTATGGCCGTCAGGGTACGGGCAGTGGTCCTGGTGACTATGCCGCCGTCACGGCTCCAGGCGGTAATCACGCGCACGGTCTCTATATCAACGCGGCCGGTGATCACTCGCACGCGATCACGGTCAACGCCGTGGGTGATCACACCCACGCGGTGACGATCGCTGCAGACGGGGGCAATGAAGCACGCCCACGAAACGTCGCGCTGCTTTACGTCATCAAGTACTGAACCGGGTACCGCAGGCAGCACAGTGCGTGCCTGCGGGTCACCCACGGTTTCGTCTTTTCATTTGTCAGTCACGGGAGCGAACGACGGTACTGCTGACAATTCTGGCAAAAAATGGCTGGCTGGCATCAGCCTGCAGCCATGGTTCAATCGGAGCATCCAGGGAGGACCGAGCATTATGCAAATTACTGAAGACAACCTACTCAACATCATGCCCAACGCCCGCCGCCAAGCGGGCGTTTTTGTTTCACCGCTCAACGACGCCATGGCTCGCCATCGCATCGGCACGCCCAAACGTATTGCTGCGTTTCTTGCCCAGATCGGACACGAGTCCGGGCAATTGCAGTACGTACGTGAGCTGGGCAACAACCAGTATCTGAGCAAATACGACACCGGTACGCTGGCCCTGCGCCTGGGCAACACACCCGAGGCCGACGGCGACGGGCAGAAGTATCGTGGTCGCGGACTGATCCAGATCACCGGGCGCAGCAATTATCGCCAGTGCAGCCTCGGGCTGTTTGGCGATGAACGTCTGTTGGCGTTGCCTGAGCTGCTCGAACAACCGCAATGGGCGGCGGAGTCCGCGGCGTGGTTCTGGCAGAAGAACGGCTTGAACGAACTGGCGGATCAGGATCAGTTCAACAGCATCACCCGGCGGATCAACGGCGGGTTGAACGGTTTGCAGGATCGCCTGGAACTCTGGGGGCGGGCGAGGGCGGTGCTATGCCTGCCTTCGGTCTGAGCGTCTGGCGGCTGATCGGTCTGATGCTGCTGGCCGCAGGTTCGGCGGCGCTGGCGTGGCAAGTTCAGGATTGGCGCTACGGCCGCCAACTGGCCGAGCAGGCGCGGTTGCACACCGAAGCCCTCAATCAACTGACTTCGGCCGCCGCTACCGCGCAACAGGCCGAGCAGGACAAACGTCTGGCCCTGGAGCAACGGCTTACGGCCAGCGAAAAAAACCATTTCCGAGCACTGAACGATGCCCAACGTGATCAGGATCGCCTGCGCGATCGTCTTGCCACTGCTGATCTGCGCCTGTCAGTCCTCGTCGACGCAGGCGACGCTGCCCAAGGCTGCGGTGTGCCAGCCACCTCCGGCGCCGGCAGCGTGGATCATGCAGCCATACGCGCCCGACTTGACCCGGCGCATGCTCGACGAATTGTCGCCATCACCGGCGAAGGCGACCGCGGACTGATTGCCCTGCAGGCTTGTCAGGCCTATATCAGAGCGCTGGCGCCCGAACATTTTGAATAAGCTTGTGTATTGAAAGCGCAACCGGCTCGTGTACGGTGGTACCCATTCCATCCGATCCGGAGCGCGCC